TATACCATAGATAATGTAGATTCTGATCTACACCATCTGTAATGTTATAATGCTCTTCTGCAATCTGTGCAGAGAGTGCTTCCATTTCTTTTCTAATATCTTTTTCCATCTTAAAATATGTACCTAATTGTATTCCAAGGAAGTATTCCAGTGTGAATCTGTCTAAACTGGTCAATGTATTGAGCTTTTCTTTTGTGCTCGTACCTGACATTCTTGCCACCATACTGAGAAACTTTTGCCTCTTGTATCTTAGGTGTCCAAAGAAATTCTTCACCCGGGATTTTATGTTCCACATTATACCAGTGTTTTGCTTCATTATGTGTTAAAAAGATTACCTCAGCTTTAACTCTATCATCGGCCCAACCATTTGATTTTGCTATTCCATCTATAGTATTAAATAAGGACATGTAGCTCTGTAGCCAATTATCATGAACAATAACAGGACTAAAGTTTAAATGAACTTCATATCCTGCATTTAGAAAAAGCTTCACGGCAAAGAGTCTTTCATATATACCTGCAGTATTTGGTTCTAGTAGTTTTTGCAACTCTGCAGGCATCATACTAAATCTAATTCTAATTTTACCTTCAGGATTAAAATCTAATAGATCCTTATTAACACACTTAGTAGCAAATGAACCCATAGCAAGTGGATGATCTCTAAAGAACTTAAAGATAGTCTTCCAATCATGATACTTAGCATGTAGAGCAAAGTCTTCATTACAAGAGATATCATATGTAATATAATCTCCTGTCTGATTTGGTTTGTCCACAGTAGCAAAGAATGCATGTGAATTTATTTCTGTCAGGATGTCCATGGTATTTGTTGCCACAGTTAATCCTTCCGGTTTATGCCTCTTCATGTAGCAGTAGCCACACGAGTAAAGGCAGCCAAAACCAAAAGAAGGAGCAATGAAATCTGTGCTCCTTCCTGATGGTCTAATAATCATACTCTTTCTTACAACCTCTTCTACAACACTCATAATCTCTTAATCCGTTGCACTTTTCCTAACACTTCTGTAGAATTGGTTATTTTAGGAAATTGATATATGACTGAGCTGCTCTCTTAGTGTCATACTGCATATCAAATCCTGCATTGTTCTTTACTGTCTTCCAGAAAATCCAAAATACTTTTTTCTTTACAACATACTTGGTCTGATAACCATGTTGTTCTTCTACAATCTTGTAGTCTTTCTTGTTTACACTCATTAGTCTAGATTTAAGTTATAGTCTTCTAAGATTTCTCTAAGGTCTTTTCTAAGTTTTTCAGCTAATTCTCTTTCTTCTTCAGTAGCTTCTTTCTTATCAACATAACCATGCTTGGTTATCTCACGTAGTTTTTGGTCAAGATCCCACACAGCTCCTTTCCACTTGTAAGCATCAAGTGCTGTTCTAGCATCATCTCTTTCCTCATCAGAGTCAAACTCTAGTATTATCTTTCCCATCTTTTACATTTTTCCAATAATAATTACATGACTTGGTCTCCTCATCATACTCAAAGTTACTATAACTCTGCCAGAATTCATCTGGTGTAGCATTATATCTATAACAAGTCTCCTTAAGTGGACACTCTTCATTTAAACACATACTGATATCTGGCATAACTATAATATTACATTAAACAATATGTGACCAAAGCCAATTCCGGCTAAAAAGTAAACAAGATTGTTTACCCATTTAGGATAATTTTCCATCATAAAATATTAAAAATTACTTGAATAGTAGCTACAATAATACATATAATAACTACACTGAGAAATATAGCAGTTGTAAAACCAGCTACTTCTTCTCTACGGAGTTCTTTATCTAAATAAATACTACCTCTATTTCTAAATTTACCTTTTGCTTTAGCTTTTTCATACTTTTCAACCTGTGGTTTTACTACAGTATCTAAAATATGTTGAGCCTTTCTGTCAAATTCCTCTCTGTCTATCTTCATCTTGTTTAGTTATAATATTCTACTACTTCAAAGTGAGACATATGCCCACAATTACTACATTCTAATTGGTCACAAGATACATGATGTACTGACAATGACTCATGACTACATAGGTCACACTTAATTAAAGCAGATACCCATCCTATATCCTCTGTCATCTTATTCTGATTTAAAGGTTAGTTCATCATATGGGGTAATTTTTACCACATATCCTTTTTAGTTTTGTAAAGCAATTTGTACCACTTTTTGGTATATTTTGCAAAGTTTTACTTGTCTTCAATGTCAAAGTAACCAATGACTACTCCGGCACCTGTAAATGTACCTATAGTATAGAATGCTTCTGCTTTACCAACAGGTTCCCAATTACATGTAAACATCTTATATGCACATCTGATATAACCAAACCCGGCTAATACATAAAACAATATTGGTAGAATTACTACCCAGTTTCTATCTTTCATTTCTTGAATCTTTATAGTCAATAATAAATCCCACTGCCACAATTATATTCATACCCAAGGACATAAGTATCTCATGTATGTCTTCATAGACATTCACACTTAAGTGCACATGACCTACCATCCAAAATGGTATGGACAAGTTTTGGCTTATCCATACCAATGTGTATTTAATAAAATGCTTCATGGTTGTGTTCTTGCAAGGTGCTCATAATAAGCAACTTTTCTAGGATTAGTTTCTCCACCCCAATCTGATGTCTTCACATAAGTATAGATGGGTCTAACTAATTTGTATGTTGGTTTTGTCAAACCTACAACAAACATTCCTACAATTATACCTATACAAAGTATAGTTATTCTAGAATTAATCACCCTCTTCATTGTTTACCTTTTGTGATTGCACGGATTTGCCCTTTACGGAGCTCTTTTTCCCAGAATTCTCTAGTTTGTGCAACCTTTGTAATCTCTCTTGGATTCTCTTGTTTAATTCTGAATACTCTAATTTTCTCTTGTTCTCTTTCATACTGTTCCCAGTTAAATATTTCTAACTCTTTCATTCTTGCTACATCTGCAATAGTGAGTTCTTCTGGAACCTCACCTTCATTAGCTTGAATAATCTGCATGTAGACTTCTTTCATTCTTCCCATAACTTTAAACTTTTTTCAAGAAATAATTTAATGGTTGTTCTAACATCTTTATGACCTAAAATAGCTCCCGCAGCTCTAAGTTTTCTATAAAATTTTGAATCAATATCTAGTTCAATTCTCTTTGATCTGTGAGGTCTTATTGTTTCTACTTCACTAAGATCAAAAGGAAACATAACTGCTTGTACATATACATTCTCTTTATATGACCTATCATTATAAAATTGAAGAGCCAGCTTCTTATTATAGTGAACTCTATCTCTTTTATAGTGAGATACTCTAGCAATCTGATTCTCACTCATAAAGAATTTATAAGCTAGTACTGCAATAAGATAACTTCTTTGATCAACCAAAGATCTCTTACGGGACTTTGGTGGAATTTGAACTAATGCATTGATTACATCTTCTAATGTGTAATCTTCCATAAATTTTAGATTAGTTCTAAGTCAGCCTCTAAGACTTCTTGTTCTTTTTCTTGTGCTTCGTATACTCTAATATCTAATGGTAAAAATCTATCAAGATCATAGTACTCATATGGGAAACAATCAGCAGACATCTGCACTTCTTTAAGAAGCACACCATACTTACCATCTTGTAATCCCATCTTTACTACTTTGATAATAGTATATGCTTCACCTTCTTTAAGCCACTGATTTACAGGTACTTTAGAAGGTTTATTACTTGCATCAATACAGACTGCTTTCATTTGCATATATTCCTACTTTAACATCTAAGGTAAGAAATTTTTCTTGCATAGTTCTTAATGTAAAGAAATCACCATGCATAATTTCACATTGACCTGTTAAATCAGCTACTAATGCACACTGTTCAGCTTGAATTGGCTCATGCTTACAAAACTTTATAAGACAAGCCATTATATACTGAAAAGTATTTTTGTCATCATTGTAGAGAACTAGCTTGTAATCATCTGGTGTCTGTTCCATAATATAATATACTTAAACTAGTTGAACTTCAAAGTTTTTCCAGATAATTTTACTCTGATCAAAACTTTCTAATGCTTCTTTAACCCACTTTTCATCTACTGTACCTTTATAACATAAGATATGTACAATAGCTTTTTCATCTGGGTTAAGACGGAGTAATCTACCAATTCTCTGACTAGCTTTTCTTTCATTACCATATGCATGCATAATGATACCTTGTCTTAAATTTGGTATGTTAACACCTTCATTTAGTTGTAGAACACAAGACAAATGGTTTATCTTACCATCTTTAAACAGTTGTAGATTCTCTTCAGAATTACTGTTACCACTATGATAACTAAATCTACATAGTCTATCAGCCTGATCTTGAGTATTAGCAAATACAATACACTTACTACTAATGCTTTCCATTAGTTTCTTAGTATATTTTTCTTTAGTTGGATACTCCATCAATGCTTTCATTCTCATGACTCTGAGCATCTGAATAGGACCAGAACCAATATCTATTCTATTACCCCAATATCTGTAATTATCATACTCTGAAGTAATAAAAGACTTAGTCTTCATTTGTACTTGATAGTTCTTACATTTGTTTAATTCAAGCTCATGTACAACAATCTGGTAATCATTTAGAATACCATTGTCAATTGCATCATCAGCCTTAAAAGTATAAACTACAGGACAGAATTGTCCAACCATTATACCTTTTTCAGAACTTCTGTGTTTTGGTGGTGTACCAGTTAAACCTAGGATACCACCTTTAAAATTCTCCAAGAAATCTCTATGACTATCTAGTAATGAGTGAACCTCATCTAAATATACTAGATCATAGTCTTCAGGATTTCTTTTGTTCAAACCTACATAAGTAGAGAATGTAACTCTCTTTAGTAAGTCTTCTTTTCCAAATTTTATTGCATCATCAGACCAAGACTGAAAGATAGATCTTTTGGGAGCCACAATAAGAATATTCATCATATCATTACTGTTTCTCTCAATGTGTGTAAGACCAACAAGAGTTTTACCTACACCAGTACCAAGTACTACTGTAGATCTCTTCTTTCCTTCTGTTGCTTTTAATGCCTCTTCTTGAATCTCTTCTCTTGTCATCTCTTTACTTTAAATAACCTAATACCCTTGCTTCTGCAGGATGACCATGAACCCAATCATGACAGTTTCTACATACAGCTAACCAAGTTGACTGTACTAGATAGAATGCTTCCCTGTTGGAACCGGCATAAGTATGATGAACATCAGTTGCACCATTACCACAGCCGGCCACAGAGACTTGACATATTGGATTCTGAGTAAGAAACCTTTCCCTTAACTTAAGGTACTCAGCATCCTTCTGCTTCCTTTTGGAAGAGACCTGAGGGATCTTATAATCATTTGGTTTCTGTGAACTGTCACTATTAATGGCTTTTTGGCAACTCCAGCAATAACGGCAGTACTTGAATCCCTCAGAATTCTTCCATATAACAGTCATCTTTTGACAACCATCACACTCTTTAAGCTTTTGCTTCATTTTTCAATCTAGGTAAGGTAACTGGAGCATCTTTTAAATCCAAAAAGTTCTTTGGTAAGATACCCTCAGCAATAAAGATAGCAATAATATCTTGCTTCTCAATACCTAAATCTTTAAAAGTTAAAGTGTTCTTAAACTTCTCATCTGTCTCAGTATCA